TTTAACTATGGTAACGTGTCTAAAAAAGAGCAGAATGTAAACACGTACACGCTAATGTGTACACTTAATCAACAGGAGATTTATCATGTGGACATCACCAGCAGCTACAGAAATGCGTTTTGGCTTTGAAGTAACAATGTACGTTATGAACAAGTAACATATTTGTTACTATTTACTTCCCAGTCTGGCTATCTGCTGGGCTGGGTTGCCAGAACTCTTCAATATTTTTTTCGCTGTACTCAAACTCTATCAGCATCTCAATAAAGTGTATCGCCTTCTTTAAATCCTCAAGACCATTCTTATTCCTATGCCGACAAAGGTACTTGATTGCAGTAGCCTCTAGGTACGGAATGTTATTGTAATAGCAAAACTCTGCTGGCTGTATTGCAAAGCCTTTGTAATGGTTGCCACCGTGTTGGATGTCTAGTACGCTCATTACCAGTCACTCGCTGACATTGTTGAACCACTTACATGGTTTTTAGGTGATTTCATGTTAGCCCTATCTATTGCACGTTGATGCATATATAAGCTACTTAATTTTCTGTCATCAAAATTAATTACCCTAGCACCAGCGATTGTTGGTGTGTTTTCGCTAACCTTAGTTTTGTATTTCTTAGGTGACACGTACTCTAAAGCATCCTCATAGCTCATTAGCTTGGTAGTGACAAAGCTATAATACTTACGTGTGCCGGTGTCAGTAACAACAATGCTTTTCATAAAGCCTCTAGCCATTAAGCTCTTAATCGTGTTGGATGCAGTATTCTTATCGGCATCTAATTGTTGCTTCATGTCTGTTAGCGTTTTAGGTAGTACGCAAAATTCTAGGTAGACGTTGTATCTAGCAACCATCTCTTTTGCCAACCTATCTAGCTTTGCTTCTTGTTGTGCATAGGATTCTGCTATTCTTTTTTCTCTGAATGCTTGCTCTGCTGCCTTGGCTTCTTCTTGTGTCTGATAATTACCAATGTGGATAATCTGACATTCTGAATCCCTAGCTGTTACTACCCAAGCATCTACTTTTTTACGAAAGACAATCATAATAAACCTTTCTCAATCAATCTTAGTTGCGTTTCAATTACACCTTCTAGGTGCGATAATTTTAATTCGTCTTTAGTATGGTTAGTTCTTACCCTACCATCTATAGCATCGTGGCATCCAGAGCAACAATACGCACCGTGCAGGTCGTTTACTTTCTGACCAGTACCATGTCCATACCTTATGCCACTTAAATGCGCCAAAACGGTTGTTTCCGGATTGCCGTTGCAGTAGCCAATAATTCTGACTGTGCAGTTTTCGCCTTTAGCTGATTGTGTGATTTTACTCATTGAACACAAATCCAATTGTTCCAGACCATATTTCAACATGACGTTGATAGTCTGCCATCTCTGCTGTGGATAATTTGGTCGTACTCTTAATTACTTCAATTGTTTCACCATTAACTACAGACTGACTGCGTAAAAACTTCCAACCCATTAGTTCATGCACCTTGTCTGGTGACTCGCCAATATACTCGCCAATCGCACCGTACAGCTTCCATAGTCTAGCGTTTTGTTCTAAGTTACGTGTGTGTGACTTGATTGTTACGTTAGCAACATAACCCTGTGATAAATCTAGTGCCTTAATCTTTTCAAATAAGTAAGGCAAATTGCTTGTGCTGATATTAAAATTCTTAACTTCCATTTTTAAACATATCCTTTATTTTTTGTCTTGACTCCGTAGAAGTCGTGACTTTCACCGTTTCTATTTTATCTTGCTTTATTTCACCAGTTATAACTCTAGTACCATCTGTTGCACGAAACTTACCAGTAAATCCAGCAGCCTTCATGCGCTTAATAAACTCATTGCAGCTTATCTCAGTCACTAAACACAGCCTTTACTAAAATGTCCATGTAAGCAGGAATTGTAAACTTGCCGGATTCGTACTTAGCAATGCTATCCCTAGTCTTAAACAACTTAGTACCAAACTCTTTCTGTGATAAACCAGTTTTACTGCGTAGTTCTTTTAACTCTGTGTGTGTCATATATAACCCTATCTGTCGTTGATGATTTATTATATATCACGCTGTATAAAATATGCAACAATTACTTAGCTTTTCTTTTAGCTTGTTCAACCGTATCAAAGTAACCTAAGTTTTTATTGCGATGACTAAGACCGTACTTAACTCCGGTAGGTGAAAAGTATTTGGCTATAGTCCATGAGCCAGAACTAATGTGATACTTGTCTTCGCTCTTCCATTTCATAATCTTTTATCCAATCAGCATGAGTGCTTTTCATTGCATTTAATTCGCTAATAGGCAATACAGTTGCATTTGCTTTATCAAAACTTATACCAGCAATAGCCTCGCTGCCTTTAGCAATGAATTTACCTTTTTTAAAAAAGTCTTCGCATTTAATGTTACCTAAAATCCAGCCAACAGATAAATCATTAAGAATTCTTGTAAATATGTAATAGTCTGCTGATTGTTTATGTGTGCCTATGTCATGGCATGAATTTACAGTACACAAGTAATCTGGTCGTGGCTTAAACTTGCATGAAATAGTCTTAACTTCAACTTTAGTTCCGTTATAAAGTAAATCGTATTCATAATCATCAACATCAACCGCAGTCTTCAAATGACTTAATACGAGTTGCTCACCAAGATAACCTGTTAGTGTTCTATTTTTTTCAGAGCCAAATTTGTTTAAATTTTTATCTACATTAAATTTAACCTTATCTACTTTATCCTTCGCTTTTTTTATCATGTCAGGAGTTATGGTTATCTCAAGCATAATTATCACCTAGCAATTTTTGTGCAGCTTCTACAGAAGTTTGTGGGAAGTTCTTAGGATTGCGTAAGATACGTTTAGCCCAAGCATGATAGTCTGTCTTAGGCTTAATTCTTTCGTGAATAAACAAAGCTAACTTGTCTGCATGAGCCTTATTGTCTTCATGGCTAACTGGTGCTGGCAATGCTTGGTAGATTGGGTCTTTAGGTCTGCATAGTCCGAGTATGTCATGTGGTGTAGGTGGCTTGCTTGAACTGTCTACCCATTGGCTAACTGCTTTCTCTACTATGCTGTACTCGTACTTAGATAGTAAGTTCCACCAAGTTAAGATAGCTTCTTTTGTTAAAGGCGGTTTGTTAGTAAGTTCCATTGCAACATTTAACATTCCCCAAAACTGTTTTTTATTAGAATCATTCATTTGCAATCCTTTCTAGTGTAGGTGCTGACTCTAGCCAATCATTAAATTGTGCATCAGATACAAAGCCGTAGCCTTTCATAGGCTTAACAGATTTATCTTTAACCCACTCAGCATTAAATCCTGTCCATCCTTTCTCGCAGCATAAAGTAATTGCTTGCTCTGGTGTAATGCCAGCCATTACAGCTTGATTGCATATTGCGTTAAACATACGCTCAGTAAATGGTGCAGCTCTTTTACTTTTTCTGATAGCTTGATACTCAGCAAACAATTCTGCAGGAATTGGTGGTATGTATTTAATTGGTTTATTGTTAATGGTTAATGGTTTATGGTTAGGGTTACGAGTGGGTTCTTTTGGGTTAGCGAAATTAACCGACTCGGTTTTCTCTGGCTCTGTGACTTGCTTTGGTGGTCTTCCACCTTTGCTGCCATTTGCCTTATTTGATTTAAGCATGCCATGATATTCTTCAATTTCAATATCAATACGCTTGTGAATGTAGCCGTTTTCAGTCAATTCAAAGAAATCAGATAAAACATTGATAACTAAATTAACCGAATCAGAACCCAAAGATAACCGACGAATAACCGACTGGGTTTCTTTCGGTATTGGTTGTTCATCTAAGTAGTACCAATCTATAAGACTACGATAGATATAATGCTCAATCGGAGTGAGATGTGTAGTATCTTTCCGATAGTCTGCTATATTAAATTTATAATAATGCATTTGTTTGCCCCATGAAAAAGGCTTCACCTGCTAACTCCACCTTTTTAGAGTGGTTGGAAGAACGGTCTTAGTAACCGCCAGTTAGCATGTGAAGCCCTACTAAAGTTAATCACTTCCAAGTGATAGTGCTACTCTAAACTAATCTTTCCTTTCTTGCAAGTAATTTGTTATTGCTGTCTTGGCTTCATCAAATCCGTAGCAGACAACAGCTAAGTAGTTCATTGAACTAGCTGCTGCCATAAACTCTTTTTGATTATCTGACACTTTGCCAGACTTTGCCTTCATCTCAATAAACATTCCGTGATACTTACTATTAGGAATCATTAAGAATAAATCGCTGACTCCGGAAAGCACTCCCTCTGCCTTTAAATTGACTGCCGTGACTATATGCCTAGACCCACCGTTAGGAATTGCCCACAGGTGATACTTGTATTGCTTGTATTGCATTCTAAACCATGTGATTAGCATGACTTGTTCTTGGTGTTCTGATATTTTCATAATTATTTTCAATAAATGTATAAATAATGCTTGTATTTATGTTTTATGTATGCCATTATTACACATCGCAGCAAATTATGCGATTAACTTAATAGAAACGGTAAGGAGAAATAAAATGGACTATAACGCAGATTGGTACCCAGCTTGTACACTTGACCCAGACTGGCAAGACCGTGGCAATCATAATGACAATACAGAAGAGCGTATTTATGACCACATCACAGAAACCTTTCAATCATCAGCAAACGATGTATTTTCAATCGTACTAGACTACGCTGACCAAGAAGCTATTGCACAGACTCTCAAAGCAATGGTTATTGCATACGACAATTCCTTAAACGCAGGTAGAAAAGTAGACCGTGAGCAAAGCGCACAAGATTTCATTGTGTTTGCTAAGTCGTTTGCTAACGTATGTATATCTGCTATTGAAAAAGAGGCAGAACAAAATGCGTGATTACAAAAACTACAAACCTAAAACAGACTTTACACCTTGGATAGAGGGTACGTGTTTTGTTTTAATGGTTATATTGTTATCGTTTTTTTACTTGTTGATTGGAGCGTAATATGTATAACTTTATTGATGATTCTTATTACGACATAGTAAATAACTCTAACGATATAAAAGATTATGAAATTATAGATTTTAAACATTTAAACAAAATTAAAAAACAAAAAGAGATAACGATTATGACACCTAATATTGATGCAAGTAATTTTGATAGTTTACCTAATATAGCAAATGTTAGGCTTCCAGTAGTAATGGCTTTACTTGGAGTATCTGCTGCTACTGTATGGCGAATGGTAAAATTAAATAAAATTCCACAGCCAAGAAAGTTAACCGTAAGAACTACCACATGGAATGTAGGTGAACTTAGAGAATTCTTAAAATAGGAGCATAAGATGTCAGTTTACAAAAAATTAAACAATGCTAGATTAGAGTTACAAAATACTAAACTAAGCAAGTCTGGTCACAACAAGTTTGCCGGCTACAAATACTTTGAACTTGGTGACTTCTTGCCAACCATCAACAACATATTTAGCAATGCTGGGTTGTGTGGTGTGGTTAGCTTTACGTCAGACCTAGCAACATTGACCATTACAGACGTTGATGACAACTCACAGATAGTTATTAGTAGCCCTATGGGTAGCGCAGCGTTAAAGGGCTGCCATGAGGTGCAAAACATAGGTGCGGTAGAAACCTATCAACGTAGGTACTTGTGGGTCACGGCAATGGAAATCGTTGAGCATGATGCACTAGATGCTGTTACTGGAGCAGAAAAGCCAGTAATACCAGAATTAAAGTCACCAGAGTATAGCAAGGAAGAGATGGACATCCTGCATTCACTAGCTGAAGGCTTTACTGCATTCGTTGCTGACAACAATCATGCTGAAGCCAAAGTAACGTGGGATGCGCTTGATAATGAGCAGAAGTCTGTAATGTGGGGTTTGTTGGACAGCAAGACTAGGTCATCATACAAAAAATATTCTAGTACAAATAAATAGGAGATAGTCATGAATAAAATTTTAATAGCTTTAGCATTACTTGTAGTATCAGCAACAGCATACGCAGCCTGCTCTACTCACACAATCATGTCTGGCGGTAGAATTGTAACCTGCACTACTTGTTGCGATAGCCGTGGCAACTGCAACACGAATTGCTTTTAAGGTGGAACACATGGTTATCAAGTCACTATATGGCTTAACACCACCCAGCCAAAAAGAGGTGGCAGACCGTGATGCTAAAATAGTTTTGGCTAAAAAACAAATGGGTCACAAATATTTACTTTCAAAACCAATGCCTAGGATTAGATAATGAGGACTAAAAAATTAGAAACAGCAATTAATTTTTCTATATTAAAATCTAAAAAAAATGAATTTGAAAATATAAATATGATGACAGAATTATTAAATGGCAATCGCCAAGAAAAAAGATTAGCAACAAAAAAACTTAAACAACTAAAGGAACTAAAATGAATTTATTAGCAGCAACAGGTCGCTTGGGGCAAGATGCAAAATTAAGTTACACAGCAAATCAAGATGCAATCTGCAACTTTTCGCTATCGCTGACTGCCGGTTACGGTGATAAAGCCACGACCACATGGTTAAACTGCAACTTATGGGGGAAACGTGCCGAAATATTAGCACCAATGCTTTTAAAAGGCACACAAATAGGCATTACAGGCGAGATTAGCCAGAGGCAATACAAGGCGAAGGATGGCACAGAGAAATCAAGCCTAGAGTGCCGTGTGAATGACGTAACTTTGCTAGGTGGCAAATCTGAAGGTGGTGCAGCTAAACCAGCAGCAAAAGCTGACCCAATGGATGACTTAGAATCAAGTATTCCGTTTTAGCATACAAGGTCGTGTTATGAAACTTAAATGGCACGACCTTCTTTTGAAACCAATAAATTTATGGAGTTTACCTATGTCTAGCAACCCTGTAACTGGAGATAGTTTAGTATCTAAGATTGGCAGCAAAGAACAAAAAGAAAAATACGATGATGGCTTTGACCGTATCTTTCGTAAAAAGAAAGACCCAATTTGTAATGTATGTGGCAAGACTTTAAGTGTAGTTAAAGAATGCGCTTGGACTGGTTGTCAGCTTAACTGGGATGAAGACCGTATAGACAATATCTCCCAAAATGGGAACGATGGTCTGCACTACGATGACGTTTAACGTGAAGCGTTAAATAAACATGACTAAAGCATTCTTTAAACGTGGTAAACAAATAGCTAAATGGGCAGATAAACAAGGAGAAACTAATATGCCGTGTTCCGGTAACTGCAATCAAGGCAGGTCGTGCGACTGCAAAAAAGATTCAAGCGTAGATAGAGCCATAGTCATTGTAGTAACGTTACTACTTATTGCTGTAGTTTCTATGGGATTTGGAGTTTATAAACTTTTTAATGCAACTAAAGGACAAGACTGTGCTGTAGAAGTGCAATTTGGTAGTGGTGTTAAGGCAACTTACCTTGGCACTTCAATTTAGTCGCTACTATATTGCAAAGCAGTTTAATAAAGTCGTTAAAACTAAACTAAAAGTTTAGATATAGGATAATTATGTACACCTTAGACTACATATTGTGTTACAAAGAGGCTTTTATACTAGGTATTGTGGTAGGGTTAATTATATCTACATACTATTCTAAATATGTATATAATAAACAAAAACATAGGAATAAATATGGTAACTCCAATAGATGATAAATTAGCGCAGTATGCTACTAACCGACAATGGGAATACTACTCAAAGTCTTGTGAGCTAGGTTCTAATCGTGCAGCAGCCAAATTCTTTGGTGTAACTGCCACGGTAGTTGATGTGTCTGTTCGTGGATTAAAGGCTAAGGCAGCACTAGCTGGTTACTCACCTAACCACGACATGACTAGGGCAGCCCCAGAGCCGTTTATAGTTCGTGGTGTGTCTACCTATTACAATGCAGAAGGCAAGGCTAGTGGGCAATGGGTTAAGACTAAGGTTGACGATAGCAAGCTAGAAGAGATAGTCCGTAACTTTGTTGCAGAGCTGGCAGAAGACATCAAAGGTCTAGCACCAATGATTCCACCACCGGCAATTAGCTCTGACAACATTCTTACAGTTATTCCTATGGGTGACCCTCATTTTGGCTTGTACGCATGGCATCAAGATGCTGGCGATGACTTTGACTTGGACATTGCAGAGCGTTTAACCTGTAGCGCAATAGACAGGCTTATAGCAAGCTCACCTAACTCGCACACGGCATTGCTACTTAATCTTGGTGATATGTTCCATGCCGACAACCAAAAGAACATTACCGCCTCTGGTCACCAGCTTGATGTAGATGGTCGCTGGGCAAAGGTGCAACAGGTAGGATTACGTGCCATTATCTATTGCCTAAAGCGATTGCTAGAGAAGCACCAGAAGGTAGTCTTCCGTATCAATAAAGGTAACCACGATGGGCATTCATCTTACGCACTAGCCTTGATGATTAGTTGCTACTTTCATAACGAGCCACGCATGGAAGTTGATTTGTCACCGGCAGTATGTTGGTACTACACGTTTGGCAAGGTGCTAATAGGCTCTACGCATGGCGATACAGTTAAGGGTAAAGATATGCTGTCTATTATGGCAGCAGACAAGTCAGAGGATTGGGGAAGGTCTAAGTTTAGGTATTGGTATGTTGGTCATGTACACCACAAGGATGTGAAAGAGTATCATGGTGGTGTGGTTGAGTACTTTAGGACATTGGCAGCAAGAGATGCTTGGCATCAAGGACAAGGCTACCGTGCTGGTCGTGATATGTGCGCTATCATCTTACACAAAGAATATGGTGAGATAGAAAGACATACCTGCGACATTGGAATGATTACTTAGTTTTCTTTTTTTCTTTTTTGGGTACTTTTTTGTTTTCTATATCAAGTAACCCAGATGCTACTGGAACACCTACACCAACACCAGCTAGTATATCTGCCTCATTGCGTCTAAATGGGTCAAAGGCTGCATTAGTAGAACGAATAA